CGGGTACTTTTCGCGGACCGAGCGGGTTTTACCCGAGCCGGGCGCTCCGACGAGCAGGTACACTTCGCGCGCCCTTTGTGGTGGACGGAACAGCGTCTGGACGTGGCAGACTGCCTTGTAGTTTCGCATGTAGCATGCAGGGAGCTCATCTGCGATGTCGCACTTTCTTTTTCCAAGCTTAGTCAGCTCGTAGAGAGCAAGTAGATCATTGCGTTTTCCAGGCCTTTTGTCAGTGAATTCTCCAAATTCCCAAGGGCCATCTGAACGACTCTCGTCCTTCATACAGTAGTCACGGGCCTGAGAGGCCGTGCCATGGCGTTTCTCAATATGCGCAGTCTCATGGATCAGCGCTTTAGCTGAAGAGAAACGCGTACGCTTCTTGAGCTCACAATAGCCTTGTAGATGCGGAGTGCCACGCTCCCCCGATTCGAGTTGATAGACGAGGTAGACCATCTTGTCCTCATTCCAGATGTTAACATCGGCGGGGGGGTTATTCCACGTGAAACAGAAGTTGGTTACTGTGGACATCGATTAGAATTAATTAATCGTAAAACAGGGTCAGTCAAAAAAGTTGCAATTTTTGTGACTTGTGACCCAGGTGGGGGGTAATACTATACCCCCACCTTCGTCACAGAAAATTCGGGATGCTCAAAAACTAAGTAATCATCTTAGTGGAACGGGCAGGAGCATCGGCCGCTTTACGCATTTTGCGATCAGCGGCTGGTGGCCGCGATCGCAAAAGGCTCGCGGTTCATATAGACTAGTCGGGATTTACTAGGTGTTGTCACTGACAGGGACGTCACGGAGGTTGTTGTACAACTTGACATAGTACTTGAGGTAGATCTCATAATCTACTGCAAGAAGACCATCGTCCTGCGGGTTGTCTGCTGCGCCAACCATGAAATAAGGTTGAGTGGCAGGATTGGCACTGATAGTGCCGCTGAAGTTGTCCTCGGAGTACATCTTACTCTTGGTGATACCAAGGAGCTTACTGGGACGATAGGAGGCCTTAAAAGTCCACCAATGGCGATCACCGCCATCAGCAGGATTCGAAAGAGTCCTGGAGTGAAGGTAAGGCAACTCTCCCATCAGGAAAAGAGATGTTGGAGTGAGAGCAGTCGGGAAAGTGCTCGCAGTGTCAGCGTTGACAGCAGCAACGACATCAGAACCAGTGACGTTACGGAAGCGAACCTCGACATCAACCTTGTAGACCGTGTACTTCTGGTACCATTCCTCGTTCATGAACTGATCAAAGTAGCGAGGTTGGTGGGGGACTCCAGTCCTAGGATTGAAGATACCATTCAGGGAGTAAGCAACTTGAGCGTTGGCAGCCAGTGATCCAAAATCACGGTAGGTCATCTCCGTAATCAGAACTTGAGGCATTCCAATCCCACGGAGATTCACACTCCTGACCACTTTCGATGAACGGGCGTTCATCCTGGTGCGAGTAGTAGAGCGACGGTACCTCCGGCGGTACGGAGTTGAGCGCTTCTTCCGAAAGGTTCTCCGCTTGCGGGATCCAGGGGAAGAGTAGCTCCGCTTGCGTTTGTAAACCATTGGACATATATTCGTTGATGAGAATAATTTTTTAAGGGATTTCTTCGTCGTTGATGAGTGGGAAATGTAGAGTTCCCGTAATGCGGCGACCAATAGCACCAAGCATAGATTCGCGCTCGCCAGGATCCTCGCGCTTATACCAAACAGAGAATTGTTCGTTCGTAGTGATAAAGATCTTAGAGGGATTCCACCAAACAAAGCCACCCTTAATAGGGAGTTGTTCGGGATATTCGTGAAGGACTCTTAGAAGACTCTTGAGAGGCCACTGACCAGAGAAGTCATCGATGAGACAAACGTCGTGGCCTTCGTAACCATCGAACCAAAAACCTTTGGAATCGACAGGCGTGACGTAGCAGTCCGGGTACTTTTCGCGGACCGAGCGGGTTTTACCCGAGCCGGGCGCTCCGACGAGCAGGTACACTTCGCGCGCCCTTTGTGGTGGACGGAACAGCGTCTG